GTTAAACTGGTTCCTGTTAACCCTAAGAACTTCTTGGTTGACCCTAACGCTACATCCTTGGATGATGCTATGGGTTGTGCTATTGAGAAGTTTGTGTCTATCCACAAGGTCGTGGAAGGCATGGAAAAAGGTATCTACCGTAAGGTTGACCTAGGTATGGATGCTCCTGATGATGATCTGGAGCCTACTGATGAACTGGTGCACCCTCAGGATGGTCGTGTACGTCTTCTGACCTATTACGGTTTAGTGCCTAAGGAATACTTGTTACAGCTTGAGAACGGTGAAGAAGTTGAAGACTTGTTTCCTGAAGACTCAGTGGCTGATGACTACTCTGAGCTGGTGGAAGCTATCATTGTTATCGCTAACAAAGGTAAGCTCCTGAAGGCTGAAGAGAATCCCTACATGATGAAGGATCGTCCTGTCATGTTGTACCAAGACGATACAGTCCCCGGACGTGTATGGGGTCGCGGTACAGCGGAGAAGGCTTACAACATGCAAAAGGCTATCGACGGTAGCTTGCGTATGGACAGTGATGCCCGTGCTCTGACAGCAGTGCCTATGATGGCTATGGACGCTACTCGCTTGCCTCGTGGAGCTAAGTTTGAGGTTAAGCCCGGTAAGTCATTCCTGACCAACGGTGATCCTAACCAGATTATGATGCCTTTGCGCTTCGGTACACCCGATAACGCATCTGTGCTGGCATCTCAGAACTACGAACGATTGCTCCTGCAAGCTACTGGTACTGTGGACAGTGCAGGTATGCCTTCAGCAGCTCCTCGTGACGCTGGTGCTGGTGGTATGTCTATGGCTATGGCAGGTATCATCAAGAAGTACAAACGTACCTTGACGAACTTCCAAGAGGACTTCCTGATCCCATTCATCAACAAGGCTGCTTGGCGGTACATGCAGTTTGACCCTGAGCGTTATCCTTCTGTGGACGTTAAGTTCGCTCCTACAGCTACCTTGGGTATCTTGGCGCGTGAGTTTGAACAACAGCAGTTCATTGCCCTACTCCAGACTCTTGGCCCAGACACTCCTGTCTTGCCATTGATCTTGAAGGGTATCTTAGGTAACAGCTCTCTGAGTAACCGTAATGAGTTAATTGCAGCTCTGGATCAGATGAGTCAACCTAACCCTGAGCAACAGCAGGCACAGCAGATGGCCATGCAGCTCGATATGGCAGCTAAACAGGCTGAGGTGGCAAAGACTCAAGCAGAAGCTCAAAAGGCTGCTGCCGAAGCTCAAGTTACCCCTGACATTGCCAAGGCTAAGGTTATTGCTGCTTTGTCCAACAACCTTAACGAGGATAACGAGTCTAAGGACTTTGAACGACGCTTGAAACTGGCTGATTTGGCACTGAAGGAGAAGGAAATCAACTCTAACGAGAAGATTACCATGATGCAGATGGACACCACCAGACAAAAGACTCAAGCTGACTTCGTTACCAAGCTTTCAGCCTCGTTAAACAAAGCTAAAACAGGAGTTTAAATGGATACAGTAGGTCTCATTGAACGGATTGCCGCTGGTGATCTGTCAGAAGATGAACAATTAGCACTTTTGGCTCAAGTTGAGACCTCTATCCAGCTTCGTAAGCAGGCAAAACAGGTCCAAGAAGAGCTAGATACCTACGAAGCAGCCGTTGAAGTCATCGCTCAGACGATCAATGACCACAAAACTGAGGTAGATAAGGCCCTGAAAGAGGTTTACAGCTACGTTAGACAGCCCGGACCTGCCGGTAAAGACGGTAGACAGGGCATTGATGGTCAAAAAGGCTTAGACGGTGCTCCCGGACGCGATGGAGTCAATGGCAGAGACGGTGTAGATGGGAGAGACGGCAAAGACGGTGTGTCTATTGTCGATGTTTACGTAGCTGCCGATGGAAGTTTAGTTTGTGTGCTCTCCGATGGTCGAGAAATCGACACAGGGCCTCTTTTAGAGGCTGGTACAGGGGGCAACACAAGCGTTACTACCAACACATGGGCAGGTTACAGCACTGAAGAGCTTAAACAGACCTTCATCTATAACACCTTCGAGACAGTCAGTAAGAACTTAGCTTCTGCGGGTGGTACTTTGGCCTATGATGCTAACGGTGACTTGGTTACCATCACATATGACAATGGAATCCTCAAAACCTTGGCGTATGACGCTAATGGTGACTTGATTAGCTTAACACTGTCAGGAAGTACACCAGAAGGCATCGATTTGGTTAAAACTTTTAGCTATGACGCTAATGGCGATTTAGTAACTTTTGTATATTCATAATCAGGGACGGTCATGGAAGTAGTATCATTCATCGTAGCTAAGATTTACTATGGTATATCAGCTCTGTTCGGAGGTCTTGTGCTCTCATTCTTTTGGAAGCCAGACAGGTTTAAACAACACACCCCAATGGCTGCCGGTGCAATCATCGGCGGTATCTCGGTAGGGTCAGGCGTTATCTTTGGCGGCGCGGTAGCTGTTTGGATGGGAATGAACCCCAACGATGCTAACACAGCCCTTGCAGTTGGTGGCGCTATCGGTTTAACGGCGGTGGCTATTGTAAGTTGGATTGCTAACTTCTTTGATAAACGTCAAGGCAAGGATATTTTGGAAGTTGTTAAGGAAGTGCAAGGAAAAACCCCTACAGAGCCTGCTAAAAAGACACCAGTTCAGCGTAAACGTGCAGGGACACCTAAGCCATGAACGATAAGTTACTGGTGATGTGGCTGGCTGGTATATTGGTAGTCGAATTAGTTGCGGTGTTCGTAGCTTTCTTTTACGTGTTTACCCGCAACGATAGTAGCCTCCACATTGTTCAGAAGGTAGGTTTTGCCTCTCTGGTGTTTGGTTTAGTGGTGCAGGTTATTCGCTCTATCCATTTCCTACAGCATGGGCACTACCCGATTGACCATTACTTTCCTATGTGGATCACCAAAGACATAGGCGCTTGTGTCCTTATATACTATTATAGCTTTATTCATGGCAAGGGAGCCAAACAATGAAAACAGTACCAATTAAGCCTGTAAAGGCATACGTCAATGGTAAACAGATGGAAGCTACGCAGTTTAACGTTGTATCTATTTCTGATAACCTGTTTGACCATGTAATCTTTAAATATACACTGCTAGACTCTAACGGTGCATGGGCAGGTGAAGCCATCTATGAGCTTAAAGGCTCAGATAAGTACGGTCAATGGGATGCTACCCCGGCTGGCGCTTATCAGATTGTAGCCAGTGGTATCGGCTTGGAAATCACCCAAGCTAAAGAAAGTTTATTCTCTGAGGTGGCCTGATGGCCCTCTTAGTTGATATTGTTGTTTATGGTGTACCTGTAGCGATTGGCTTAGGTGCATTGAAATTGTTTCATGGTAGGTATTACGGTCGGACACCTCCACCTAAGCCTGATGAAACAAAGCCGAAGGAAAATGAATAATGGCAGTAACCTCTACAACCCTCGCAGGGGTGAACGTATTTCAATTTAGCGGGGCGGTTACTGACGCTGAAATCAAAACGGCGTGGGCCTCGCTCATCACCAACGGCGTGTATGTCCTGAATCGCGCTATCTATCTGGACAGCACGGCAGACCTGACAGGCGTTCAAGGCGGGTTTCTCGTCGATTTTGGAACGCAGGTGCTTCCAGCTTTCATCCTGCACAACAGCCGAGACAAAACAAAAAGCACGTTCAACAACTTCACGTTCTTGCAGCGCACGGGCCTCATCGTCAACCAACGCAGTGGCTTTGTGCAAACCACGAACGGAACGAGTTTGGCCAACGCAGGCTCTGGCCTGAGCACTGACGGACTGTCACTCAAAGGCGGTGGCTTTGTTTATGGCGTGGTGGGCAACCCCGGTGGTGCTGACCCTCGCTATCTGAACGAAATGGCTTTCGCTGGCTTAGATGGCGTGACAATTTACTCTCAGGAATTCACCGAGCAGGAGTTACAGCCTTGCACTGGTGCTACAACTGTGCTTCGTGGTCTGACCTATGAAAAAGCTTACGGCTTCCCGCAGATTTCCACACCCACTGGCAACGTCAACGTAACGGTTTATCGCTCCAACCAGAACACGCAATCGCTTGACGCTGGTGGCTTAATCCCGATTCGCCTGTTCCCTGCTGGTAACCGCTACGCATCGGTCTGCTATGTGGACAGCTATGTGACGCGCAACGGCGGCGACATCCTGACCCGCCTGATTAACGGGTTTGGCACGAACGCAAGCAACCCGGCTTGTTTGATGATCTTGAACAACTACACCCGTGGTAGTTGGTTCGGAACGTCTAAAACGGTTATGGCGATCACCACATGGAGCGCCGCCAACTTCATTTATGGCGGCGTGCTGAAGAAGCTGCAATTTGTGAACGGCGGCGGCGGTGTTGTTCGCTGCTACGACAGCCGAAGCACCACAACAGCGCAGAAGTGCAAATTTGCTGAGACTGGCTTTTTCGACTTCGTGGACACAAACCTTGCGCCAACAACGGACGGTGACGGCAAGATTACGCTTGTTCACATCGGCGCGATTGCCTCTGGCGCGACTGCTGCCATCGCTCGTTATACCGATCAACGCTACACTTTCCAGAAGTTTGGCTATCGTGTGATGGTTGGCACACCCGACATGACCAGCGGTGACAACGACCTGAGCGCATTCAGTCCAATCACGTTGACCACGCAGGATGGCATTGTTCGGACTCAGGCGGAAATTAACGCAGCCACAAGCGTAACAAGTTTCCAAGATTTGTTGGAAGAACTGCACGTTATTGCTATTGGCTTGTCTGGTTCGTCCAGTTACGCAGGCGCGTACAGCGGCAATTTGTTTACGTATGTTGGGGATGTGCTTACAACTGCATTCACCACGGTAAATATTGACCCAACAGCCGCAAGCAAAATCAGCTATAACGCTGCTACCAATACACTAACGCTCAAAACTGCCTTGATTGGAAGTAACTCAGCGGTAGCGACTTGGAACAACCCGACAGGCACAATTAACCTGCTTAATGGCGCACAGATTCAAGGTATTTACCAATCAAGCGCAGGCACTAGCACGACATTTAGGTTTGAATCAGTTCAGGCTGGTTCTTCACTTGTTATTTATGACGCATCGGGCGTAACCAAATATTACCAAGGCAACATCACCTCTGCTGGTGATTATAACTACTATATCCCTCCGGGGACTACAGGTACTTATTATTGGGCTATTGAGAAGTACGGCAAGCAACGTGAATCAGGTAGCTTCGCAGCTAATACTGGTGGTCTGTTGTTCTATACGCCCCTGTACGTTGAAGATGTAGGTATTACTCAGACAACACAGGCAACTGTGGCTGCATATACCACACTGGAAACCAACAGTAAGCTGTATGACTACATCGCATACTTCCGGTTGAGTGAGCAAGGTATCAAACTTGGTCAGATTGCTACCCGTTCAGGTACTTCTATCGAGTTCGGTAGTTACTCTGGTATTGTTAAAGCTACTCATACAAGCGTATTGAGTATCTCCGGCAGTACCATCACCATCAAGGCTAACGGCTTGGCAGGTGATACCAAGTATTCTACTATTATTGCTACACCACCTGCTACTTGGACTGCTGATACTACTGAAGTTATCACAACTGAGATTGAAGATGGCAATGGCGATAGCTCAATCACTATCGAAGCTTCGAGTGTTTCCACTTTTGAGATTTGGAAGATCACCGATGCTACCGATCCTGATGACTATGCTACTGGTACGCTGGTTGACACTGTAGGTATTGGCAAGTTCCGTTTCCTTCACGCTAATGGTTATAAGTTCGTTATACGCGATACAACCACTAACTATCGTGTGGTGGTGGAAGCTGAAAAAGGTACTTACATGGCTCAACTGTTCTTCGGCGCTGCTGTGCAGCTTGCACAGGCTGCTGAAGTATCTCAGATCAATACTAAGGTAGATATTATGGCTATTGACTTGGATGCTATCAAAGGCACAGGGTTTACTAAGAATAAACACTCGCTCACGAACATCCGCAAAAAGGCTGCATTAGCTGCTGCTTTGAGCGCATAAAGGGAGAGTAGGGTATATGGATGGAGATTCTATTAAAGCTACTCCGCAGAGTCCTGTTCTTGGTTTGTTTTCTGATGGTCTTGGGGCCATTGATAGAACTCTTCAAGGTCCCTTCTTGGGCGCAGTCTCTAGCGGTATGGGCATCCCTGCTGCTGCTCGTGTACTTGAAGATATGAGCTATGGCTCACCTCCTTATCGCGGTACGGGGATGGCTACCAAGCTCAGTCCTGAAGCTATATCTGCGATGGGGGGTGCCGTTAACATGGCCGGTTTTGCGCCTATTGGCACAGCTAATCGAATCGCTAGTGGACTCTTTGCACTGCCTATGGTAGAGAACCAGTCACTGGATTCGGTTATTCAGAACTTGCTTAATGCACTAGGCCGACAAACTAACAACAAATAACTAACATTAGAAAGGACTCCTTATGGAACAATCCTTGCAGAAGTATTATGAGTCCACATTCGAGATGATGGCTACCGATGGGTGGGCATTCTTGATTGAGGACATGAAGAAATTGGAAGAGAATCTAGTTAATGTTCGCACTGTGAAAGACGAACAATCATTAAACTAC